TGAAGCGTGTCCAGTGCGGCGCGCCGGAGTGCCAGCGGCAGTACAACAACGACCGCAACCGCGGGATCAACCAGCGGCTGCGCGCGGAGTACGTCGCCCGAGGTGAGAAGTACCGAGACCGCTGGCCCCGGAAGAAATACCCCGGCGGCCGGCAGCGGTGGCCCGAAGCGCACCAGGCAAACGACTCGATTCGTCGGGCCCGGAAGAAATCAGCCGAGACCGAGAGCTTCACCCACGCGGAGATCTACAACCGTGACGGTTGGGTCTGCCAGTTGTGCAAGAAGAAGGTCGACAAGAGGCTGAAGTACCCCCACGACATGAGCGCGAGCCTCGATCACGAGAAGCCGCTGAGTCGAGGGGGTGATCACACCCGCGCAAATGCCCAGCTTGCACATCTCACGTGCAACCTGGCGAAAGGAGCTCGATATGGCTGAGAAGCCGACGCCACCGTTGAGGCTGGGCGACCGAGCCCTGGGTTTGTGGAGGGGCATCACCGACAAATACTCACTGCGCGTAGATGAGCTCTACATTCTGGAGTCGGCCTGCCGCGAGATCGACTTGATCGACAAGATGGAGGCCGAGCAGAAGACCTCGGATCTCGTCGTCTTCGGCTCGCAGGGCCAGCCGGTCGCCGCGCCGCTGATCGCCGAGCTGCGCCAGCACCGCACGACCTTCGCCAACTTCATGAAGCAGCTCAAGCTCCCCGACGAAGACGGCCGGGCGGCCGAGGCCGTATCTGACGCCGCGCGCAAGGCCGCCAACGCGCGGTGGGGTCGCTCGGGCTGATGGCGGGTCTGCGGTCCACGGACAGCGGGCAGAGCGAGCACGACAAGCTCTCCGAGATTGAGGGCTGGTACCGCCATGAGCTGACTCAGCCGGTCGAGATCCCGAAGTACCGCTACGAGCCGGTGCGCATCGGACCGACCTGGCAGACCGAGAAGATCAAGGGCAAGAAGCACTGGATCATCCCCGAAACTACTCTCGGTTGGGAAGCGCTCACTTTCTGTGGACGTTGGTTGCAGGTCACCCGTGACGTTCCGTGGCGATTCACCTTGGAGCAGGCGCGCTGGGTGCTGAATTGGTATTCGGTCGAGCCGGATGGATCCTGGACCTGGCGCGACGCGGTCTTTCAGCGGCTGAAGGGCCACGGCAAAGACCCGCTCGGCGCGTGCCTGGCGATGTTCGAGCTGATCGGGCCATGCCGGGTCGGGGACTGGGTCGCCGGCAACCCGGTGGGCGTCGATTTCGGCGAGGCGTGGATTCAGACCGCCGCTGTGTCGCTGGAGCAGACCAAGAACACAATGCGGCTGCTGCCCGGCATGGTCACCGAGGAAGCCAAGACCAAATTCCACATCCAGGTCGCCAAGGAGCAGGTTTACGCACGTCAGGGCACTCGCTTCATGCAGGCCGTGACGAGCTCACCGACCACATTGGAGGGTGCTCGGGCGAGCTTCGTGCTGCTCAACGAGACGCACCACTGGATGGCGAACAACGACGGTCACGACATGGCCGACGTGATCGAGCGCAACGCGGTCAAGTCCCCCGGCGGCGCCGCGCGCACCGTGCGGATCACCAACGCCTACGAGCCGGGCATGGATTCGGTGGCCGAGCGGGACCGGGAAGCGTGGGACAAGGCCAACTCCGACGAGTTCGGTCCGGGCGGCTCGACGGGGTTGCTGTATGACTCGCTGGAAGCCTCGCCGCAGGCCCCGCTGACCGCCGAAGACGCGCCAGAGATCATCAACACCATCCGCGGTGACTCTACGTGGCTGCACATCCCGTCCATCGTCGCCTCCATCATCGACTCCCGTAACCCTCCGTCACGTAGCCGTCGCTTCTGGTACAACCAGATCAACGCGGCCGAAGACGCTTGGATGTCGCCGATGGAATGGGACGCCATCGCCGCGCCGAACCAGCTGGTACTGCCCGACGAGCCGGTGGTCGCGTTCTTCGACGGCTCGAAGTCCGACGACTCCACCGGATTGATCGGCTGCCGGGTCTCCGACGGCCACGTGTTCCGCATCGGCAGCTGGTCCAAGCCTCCCGGCGAGCGGGGCAAGGGCTGGATCGTGCCGCGCGACGAGGTCGACGAGGCCGTGCAGTCGATGTTCGAGTCCTACACGGTCAAGGCCTTCTACGCGGACCCCTCGGATACCCGCGACGACGAGGGCGAGCGGTTCTGGGAGCCGATGATCGACGACTGGCACCAGCGGTTCGGCCCGCGCCTGGAGATCTGGCCGATGCTCTCCGGCGAGCGGAAGCACTCGATCAGCTGGGACATGCGGTCCCGGGAGCGGACGAATTTGTTCACCATCGCGGCCCAGCGCTTCGTCACCGAGGTCCAGGACCGCCGATTCACCCACGACGGCTCCCGGTCGCTGCGTGCGCACGTGCTCAACGCGCGCCGCCGGCCGAATGAGTGGGGTGTCTCGCTCGGCAAGGAGCACCGCGAGTCGAAACGGAAGATCGACATGGCGGTGTGCGCGGTCGGAGCTCGGATGGTGCGCCGGCTGCTGCTCAACAAGACCACCACCACGACAAAGCCCCGCTCAGGGAAGGTATGGCACTCGTGATCTCCTTCGCCATCTCAGTGCTCGGCGGTACCGGCGGCGCGCTGCTCGGTATCCGCATCGTCGACTGGATCCGCGCGTGAAGCGCTGGCTGCTCGTCCCCCTGGTCGCCGCGGCCATGCTGGCGGCCACTACCCCGGCGCTGGCGGGGGACTGGCACAACCGAGACCGACACCGCGACGACCGCGGGCACAGCAACCACGACCGCTGGGACTCCGACGACGATGAAGACTCGGATTCCAGCGACGAGGACAGCGATGACGAATCGGGAGATGATGATGTTGCTGACAGTGCTGGTGATAGTGGTAGTGGTGTTGGTCCTGGCGGTGTGGTTCCGGTAGTCACCGGCGCCGAGCAGACCATCCAGGCCGAGCTGACCGGCTACAGCTGGCAGGACAACACTCCGCCCGGCAGCGCGACGATCTGCTGCGAGGTACTGCACTCGAAGGCGGGCGGTACCGGCACGTTCGCCGACCCGATCACCACGGCGGTTCCCGGCTCGGGCGGCAGCGGCATGGAATTCCCCGCCGGCACGCGCTTCTACATCCCCACGCTGAAGCGCTACGTGATCGTCGAGGACTCCGGCGCCACCAAGATGGGCCTGCCGCACCTGGATATCTGGGTCGGCGGCCAAGGCCACAGCAAGAGCGACTCCGACGCCTGCATGAACGACTTCACCGGCAAGGCGTCGATCGTCAAGAACCCCTCGCCGGGCCGGCCCGTCACGGTCGGCGAGCTCACCACGTCCAACGGTTGCAAGGTCTAAGGAGATCCCCGCGATGACTGTCCCCCTGCTCAACGGCTACCGCCTCGGCCGCAAGGCCCCCGACCGCAGCAAGCCGAACGTCAAGCTGCGCCGGCTACGCGGTGCCACGCTCACCCCGCCCGCGCAGTCCGACTGGTGGACCGACGCGATGAAGACCATGGCGCTGAACAACAAGCTCGGCTGCTGCACCATGGCGGATCAGGTCCACTCGGTGACCGGGCTCCAGTTCTACGGCCAGGGCAAGACGATCATCGTGCCGGACTCGGAGACGCTCAAGGGCTACTCGGCCGTCTCCGGCTACGACCCGAAAACCGGCAAGAACGACAACGGGGCCACCCTCCAGGACGCGTTCGGCTACGCGCGCAAGACCGGCTTCCTGGTCAGCAACGTGGCGTACAAGACCGAGGCGTTCGCCGAGCTCGACGCGATCGACTCCCGCGGCGTCGTGGACTGGGACCTGGTCAAGGTCGGCATCGACTCCTTCGGCGGCGTCAGCATCGGCATGGTGTTCCCCGACTTCGCCATGGACGACTTCGACTCCGGCAAGGAATGGGACTACACCCCCCGCAAGCGCTACCGCGAGGAAGGCGGCCACGACGTGCGCCTGGTCGGCTACGGCGGCTCGGGCGCGGGCGCGTACGTCGACTGCGCGACGTGGGCGGCCAAGCAGCGGATGACCATCCCGTTCGCGGAGAAGTTCATCGAGGAGTACTGGTGCCACGGCGAGCGCGACTGGCAGCGCGCCGACGGCACCGTGCCCAACGGCATCGACGCCGACTCCGCGCTGGCGCAGTTCATCGCCCTGACCGGCGAAACCGGCACCCCCGGCTGGGACTCCCCCGACGTCATCGTGCCGCCGGTAGTGGACCCGCCGCCCCCGCCGGTGGTCGGTGACCCAGACGGCGAGCTGTCCCACGCGTTCGACGTGTGGCGCACGGCCAAGGGCCTGTAGGTCATGCTGGGACTGTTCCGGTGGGCGGTTCATGCCTACCGACGCCGTTCTGCCCTCCGGAACAGTCCCGGTCGCCAGCTACGCCGCGACGCGCTCGCTCCCCAACGTAAGGACACGAAGTGACGACGCTGACCGATGCGGATCTCTCCAGCCTGGTCCAGGACAAGTTGATCCCCGCGCTGGCGAACGAGCAGGTGCGCCTGGAGATGATCGACTGCTGGTATCGCTGGAAGCACGACGAGATCCGGCTGCCGCGCGGCGCCACGCTGGAGCACAAGGAGCTGGCCCGGCTGTCCAAGACGGCGTGGCTCGGCCTGGTGGTTGCCAGCACCGCGCAGTGCCTGTTCGTGGACGGCTACCGCAGCGCGCTCGACCCGGTCGGTGACCCCGAGGAAGTCAACGCGCAGTTGGCCCGCAAGCCCGACGACGCGCCGGTCCCGGTCAAGGACAAGCCGGTGCTGCCCGAGGGACCGTGGAAGATCTGGCTGGCGAACCAGATGGACAAGCGCCAGTCCGCGATCCACCGCGCCGCCATCGCCTACGGCTACGCCTACACCACCGTGCTGCCCGGCGAGGACTTCACCGGTGAGGTGATGCCGGTGATCCGTGGCGTCTCGCCGCGCCGGATGATCGCGCTGTACGAAGACCCGGCGTTCGACGACTGGCCCAAGTACGCCATCGAGAAGATCGACTCCGACGGCGGCGAGGAGCGGTACAAGGTCTACGACGACACCCGCGTGGTCACCGTGCGGATCAAGAAGGTCGCGCCCGGCGACGAGAAGCCCGGCTTCGAGATCGAGAACCGCGAAGTCCACGCGGCCGGCGTCTGCCCGGTGGTGCGCTACTACCCCGAGCTGGACCTGGACGGACGGACTCCGGGTGAGGTGCAGCCCAACATCGCGCTCGCCGCGAGGATCAACAAGACCAGCTACGACCGGCTGCTGGCCCAGCACTTCAACAGCTGGAAGGTCCGCTTCATCGCCGGCATGGAAGAGCCGGACACCGGGGAGAGCACCGCGCACGCCGCGATGAAGCTCCAGCAGTCCGACTTCCTGATCAGCGCCGAC